CAGATGAAGTAGGATCGATGTTAGGACGTTTAGCACGATGCTCAAGGAATGCTGTGATGATACCTGTCATACGTGTGACACGTTCACCTTCCTTAAAGAAGATCGTTGACTTGTCTAGGAATGAACCGACAGCCTCTTGTGCCTTACCTGTAAGGTTACTTGCAGCACCGAACTTCTGTGGTGCTTGAAGTTCGATGATCTGTGTGTCAATGATGTTACGACCACTCTCGTCGATATACTTGACAAGCTGTTGAAGTTCGTCAATCTCAATGCCCGAGGCTTTAGCTAGACGTTGGATTGCCAAGGTTCTTGTAGGGCCATCTGTCAAGTTAGCTATGATCATCATTGGGGTTGTCAAACCCATAGCTTTCAAACCCTGTACAGGTGAGATAGCTGTGATGGTCAAGCTGTGTAGAGCCTGAAGCATGAACTGGTCAGGGTTAAAGAAGCCGAACTTAGAATAAAAACCTACCTGAAGTAGACGACTTGCAGGATCAGCCTTGGTAAAGTCAGCCTTGAAACCTGTTCTTTCGAAGACAGCCTCAGTAGCTGATGATGTGAAGCTATCCCACTTGTCTGACAACCATGTTGACTGGTTCATCCGACGTTTGATAACGTCCTGTTGCTCACGTAACTGTGCGGCTAGGTCATTAAACTTACCTGTCTTTGCTACTTCAGCATTCAGGAATCTATTCAGATAGTCATTCTCAGGAACACCTCTAGGGAAGGTGACTAGACCTTCTGCCTTTTCAGCTAGTTTTACCCAGCCTACAACGGCATTCTGTGAGGCTGCACGGTTAGCATATCCAAAGGCTTCACTACCGAACTGATCAGCAATAGCTGACACAGGACTTGCATTGGTAGCTTTCTTACCACCGAACTCCATTAGAGGTGTGTCACCACGCTTCATGTTCAAGCGAACACCTACAACCTGTCCGAAAGGTTCTCCTACTTTAGCTGGGTCTTCACCTGCCTCACGAATAGAAACCTTTTGGTCACGAGCCTTAGCTGCAAACTCCTCTGTGAAGCGGAAGTTGTACTTAGCAGCTAAGTCTTTCAGGTCTTCTAGGTCAGTTACGTGTTTATTCCAAGCATTGTTAGCTCTGATAGTATCCCCTAGTTCGTCATACTGTGTCTTAGATAAGTTCAGGTTAGCTATATCATCAACACCCATTTCATCCATCAAGGACTTTACCTTACGGTTGATGTTGTTGATCTGACGAACAGCTGTTTCGGCTTGGTCTTTACCAAAGGAACCTAGAAGTGTCTTGAACCCAGCTGAGATAGTATTACCTGAAGCTAGTTTCTGTTCCTTAATAGAACCTACGAACCAACGGAACTCAGAGTTAGTACGTGGGCCACCTACGTTATAAGGCATGACATCAACACGTTCTAGGACACGAGTAGAATCTACGTTTGTAACATAGAGGTGGTCAAGGAATGTATTAGGAACTTTGAAGATGGGTGTGTCTGGGTTAAGTTTATTCTTAGGAAGAGACTTACCAGCTGCTATGTCAAGGACGAGTTCATCATCAGGTATTGTTGACACACGATAGCCAATGTCACCATACATATCTGTGATGTTGACATAGACACCACCCTCAGCAACTACACGTTTTAAGCGTTGTGATGATTTGATCTGCCATGTTGTGTCACTGATGTCTTGTAGGGCTTCGTATGCATCAAGTACATTCTTAGAAGGTTTCTCTCCGTACATTGTTTTATAGAGAGACTCAAAGGATTCACGAGTAGGAGCCTGTCGTAAGTATGACATCTCACCATCACGTAGCTGTGTCATAAAGTCTGACAAGTTTTCTAGTTCTTTACCTTTTACTTTACGGATTGTCTGTTGGTAAGGCTTGACAAGATCACCGATTAGTGCCTGTCCAGCTTCAGCCTGTAGAAACTTACCGCCTATCTTGTCACCTAGGCGTACAGTAGCAGCACCGAATACTTTGTTAATAGCATCTGAAACAAACGAACCCTTATCGAAACGATCCAGTTCATCAGGCAAGCCTAAGACATTGACTCGTTCCTCTGTCTCAATGAACCAGCCACGACCCTCTTCACGTTTGACAACCTTTAGGCTAGGGTCACGTTTAGCAATCTCTTCAGCATCCATCTTACGACGGAAGGGAGCACCTGATCCATCCTTACCTAGACGAACAACAACCTTGAAGTCCTCAGAACCTTCATCAATGACACGACGAGAGTTTACAACTACGTCGTTTACACCTGAGGCAATCCTAGAAGCTATACGAGTAGCTACACCCTCTACAGTTGTACGAGGAACATACTCACCGAATGAACCTCGACGGTTAAGTTCTTCTAGTTTTTCTGTCAGGGTTGTCTTGCGAGAACCATCACGGAAAGCAACGCCTGAGGGTCTGCTTGTTGGGCCTTTGACAGGGTCTAGTTCTTCAGGTAGTGTACGCCCAGCTGAAATCTCATCTGTCTGAGCACCAGCATCATCTATCAGTTTATTAGCTGCCCTTGCACCTACAACCTCACCATCAACAACTGACACGACATCCACTGGACGACGTGCCTTGTAGAGACTTAGAAGTTTCTGTGGTGCAGATACAGCTGCCTCAGAACCTGCTTTTAAACCCTTAACAGCTGCCGATGCTATCTTAGTACCACCTAAGGTAACTATGTCAGCTGCACCGAATAGGAAGTTCAAGCCAGCCATTGGGTCATCACCTAGATAGGTAGCATCATTAGCTGCCTTATACAGGTTCCATAGGCTATCCTCTGAGAAGATACCTTCAGACTTGCGTTCCTCTAGGTACTCCTTAGCCCACTCCTCGAACTCAGCTGGTTTTAAAGAGTTGAATGCTTCACGAATATCCTCACCCTCACGGTTAGAACGGAAGGTAACATTCTCAAAGGCACCGATGGTAAGTTCACGTAGGACGTTTACATCGAAGAAGGATAGAACCTTAGAAATATTTGAAGTGTCGTTAGCTTCTATTTCTTTCTGAAGTATACGATTCCAGATTTCCATGTTTGTCATGGTACGTGCAGCATATGCATTGACACCATTGTCTGACAACATGAGGTTTTGGATTAGCATGTATTCACTAAGGGTCATATCATCACCCTTAGCTTTACGTTCTTCAATAATAAGAGCTACATCCTCAGCTGACAGACCATCGTTGTATGCCTGATCTATTGTCAAGGCATAATCAAAATTCAATGCATTAGTCTTAGCAGCTGTCTCAGCACTGACATCCCCTACAGCACGTTCAGCCTCTACTTGGTCTACAGGGATATCCGTTGCGATAGATATTTCCTGTGCTTTAGTACGTTCTATTTGGCTGTAAGGATTAAATGTCTCTTGTACAGGCTGAGTTTCTGCTTGGGCTTCTAGGGCAAGCTCATTGAAGATTTTATCTTCGAGTGTCAGAAGGGTAGCCATTCTTATTCCTTATTACTGAGGCATTGGGCCTTGAACAGGCTTTGAAAGAGCCTTAAAATCAGGAAGACCTGTCATATCTAAAACTTGAAAACCAAGTTGACCAATAGTACTTCCCATCTGGGAACGAGCACCGAACATTGCAGCCTGTCCTGTTAGGGCTGAGTATTGTGCACCTAGTCCTGACATCATTGAGCTAAATCCTAAGTTAGCCCCTAGTTGAGATGACAAACTTGTTAAACCGCCAGCTACCATAGATGTGTCAGCTACACCTGTCGCCTGTGCTTGTGCTGCTGCCTGTTGTCTTCGTATGATGCTTCCACGTATAGCCTGTCGTCTTTGACGAGTAGCTTGTTGCTGCTGGATACGTTGCTGAGTAGCAGCTGCTGCCCTTTGAGCACTAGCACCTTTTTCTGCTTGAGAGACAGAATAGGCAGTACCTGCAAGGGCAAGAGTACCTGCTGTAAGTGCTGCACCCGCAGCAGAAACACCAACACCAGCTATCGTAGTAGCGGCTGTTAAACCGAGTGCTGTTGTAAAGATTGCCATATCATATTTCCTTTACATAGGCTGTCTCAAGAGGTTCGAAACCTTTACGTTTGAACAATAATCCAGCTTTTCCACCTAAAACATTGTCTAGTTCTGACAACCTTATGAAGTTACAACCTTTACTGGTAGCCCACTCTACATACTCGTCTACTAATTTCAAGGCTGTTCTCCCTATACGATGTTCAGGGTCAATCCAAAACATCAGTTCTTGTGCGAAGACTAAGTCATTAATCGGTATGTCACTTATAACTGCAACTAGAGCACCGACTACCTCGTCATCGTGAGTAACAATCTTTACGAAACCTTGGTCAATTTCTATCAGCTGACTGACAAGAGTGTTTACTTTGTTCGTATTAAATTTATTCCAAGCTGGGTGAGGTATTTCTTTACAGAATTGTTTGACAGCGAGGACAGTATCTAATACATCGTCATGGGTTGCATTACGAATTGTATATTCTGTCATTAGTACCTTGGATTTTTCCCTTGAATCATACCCCACCCGACTAGGATGAAGTCTTTACCTTGCTCACTCTCATACTTCAGACGCATTGAACGTCCATGTCCTCGTATTTTTACACGAGATGTTATCATGTCTTCAGGATAAGCAAAGTCTGTCAAGTCACTAGGATTGACAACAACAGGATATTTATGTCTGTAAACCTGTTGGCTAGTCCCGAAGGTGTCTTTAAAGTCCCATGCAGCTGAAACCTTCAAACCTGACGGTCTTATAGCTTCATACCCATCAGAGTCACTTCCTGTGAAACCCTCTTCTGTTAGACGACAGTAGGATATTAGGTAGGGTGCATTCTTCTTAGTTACCGCATCACCCATGAAATCATATCCTGTCTCAGCGAAGGATGTGTAGTTCGTATCAGCCCAATCTAGGAAGGACGTTGATAGGAAGCCGCCAAAGGTAATCTTATTGTCAGTTGAGTCTCTACAGATTAGAACAATCTGTGGTGATCCTGTAGGTACAGAAGATATCTGACTTGACACGATATCATTAGCAACTGTAGCTGTCTGTAGGTTGGAGTAGTAGTAAGTGGCAGGTAGAGTAGCCTGACCTGTAGTTCCCTGAACAGTTGTGTATGTTATAGGAACTGAGAATGTTGTAGCTGTGGTTGCTGACACTGTCAAGTTCTGTTCGATACTTGACGTATCAACTCCCAGTAAGACAGCTATAGCATATATTTCTTCGAAGTCAACCCTTACAGAATCGGATACTGACAGGGTATGTGAAGCATCTGTTATTTCTAGGGTACCGTCAGCTGAACCTGCTACAGTTTTAAATGTTACAGCTGTAGCTGATGTAAGGGTATGTTCACCTACATCATCAGAACCTGAATCAGACGTTACGTCAAGTAGATTTGTACTTGCCCCGAAGCCAGTGTAGAATGCTAGTCCTACGATACAGTCAGTGTTAGATGCTTGGTCTGATACCTTCCAAGGATAGAATGCCTGAAGAGGAATATCTAGGATTAGAAAGTTATTTAACTTAGCCTCAACAGTTTCGCCAGCATCAGGGTACGCCCAATATATACGTTTGTTTATATTGTCATAGGCTGACACAACTTTTAACTTTACCTCGGGGTCTATGTTATCCCATAGAGTCTGTATGGTAGGCAGAGTTAAGTTCTGTTCTTGACCTTGTCCTGATACAGGATCAGCTGATAAGGTATGGATTCCAAAAGGTGACCACCAGAAAGGAATACCCTCAGCTGCTACGAATGTCTCAGGGTTGAGAATACCTATACGTGATACACGGTTGATAGAATACTCAGTAGCCCTGAAGACACCATCTACCCCTGTGATCTGCCAGATACCATTCTCAGCAAATACATAGAGAGAGTTTTGATAGCCGTATAGTTTCTGAATCTTGACAGCATCAGGTATTTTTATCTCACCACCATCTGTAGCTAGTAGATCGGAAAGGTATTCGGATGTTGGGTCATTTACCTGATGACATTTACCTAGATCACTTGTTGTGTCTATAAGTTTAGAGAATAGGATAGTCCCTGCATTCTTAGCACTATCTAAACCCGCATAGAAGACTCTTCCAGCGAATGATTCGACACAACGGAAACGAGAAGATTCAACTTCATTGTTTATTGAAATACTAATTCCATCGTCTAAGGCTGCATCATTTCTATTCTTATTAAAGAAGTCTAGAATATAACGACCTGCACCTGAAAGGGATGTACCAGCACCTATCTTTTTCCATTCTGTGACATCGAATTGGTTAGAGGAATCCTTGCCTGAGAACCAAGGGTGTGTCAATGCTGGGTATTTGCCTGACTGAGTTGAGGTGTAGTAGTTTAATGCTGTCTGACTACGGCCTGTGTTAGGATCACCCCAGCCTGAGTTTAAGGTATCGTACTTACGACTGTCTGATATTGTGCCAGTACCCTCAGTGAAATAATCTTCGGTATCCCCTTGAAAGTCAAAGTCTCTGGTCTTAAAAGAAATCTGAGTGCGTGTGAAAGTTTCAGTTATAGAATCGTACTCAACAGCTATTGTGTTAATGTTAGGTGAGGAAACGATTAAGAATCCTTTAACACTTGTAAATTGACACTTAGCATTTGCAGCACCTCCTGAACCAGCATGTTCATATGCAACCAAGTCTATAGCATTTAATTCTATCTGGGCTGAAAAAGGAGTATCACCCTTGTTATAGAAGTATAGCCAACGACCTCTCTGTAAGACTAAGAACTCTAGATCAGCATTACCGCCTACGTTTTTCCACTCACCTATACAAACTAATTCTGAGTCCAGTAATCTAAAATCTGACAAAACATTATCAGCTTCGTAGGCTACACCTAAACGTCTACGACGAGAACCATCACGACGTAACTCACAGTTTAGTTCATCTACTGAAGCACCCTCAGGGAACGTAAGTTCTCCAGCCTCAGTAATCAAACCTCTGACAAAGTTATTAACTGCCTTCTGATTTAGACTTTGCGGCATTACGTTCTTTCTCTCTCATGTCAGCCCTTTCATCACGAAGGACAGTCTTTGACTTAGGTTGTTTGCGTAAATACTTTTCTAGACCTAGTTGAGCCTTTTTAATCGAAGTGTAACGTCCAGATAATTCTTTAGGTATAGAACCCTTTTCAAATTTAAATTCGAAGAAGATATTACCGCCTACAGATTTTTGAATAATAACCTTAGTTTTAAGTTTATCTGTTGTGCAAATGCACATTTGTTTCTCTGGAAACTCTTGGTACTCAATCATACTATCTTCCGTAGTTATTACGAGTGTTAGCACGTTTAATTTTATACATATCGTTCTGAACGTATGACTTCAAGCGACGTGCTGCCTGTTCAACTTTAGGGTCTGACCCACCCTTGAATAATGAAAAACAGGCTGACTTAGCTTCAGCTATAAGAAGAGGTACTAGGTTCTTATCGATGTCAGGTTCGAATGAATCGGTCTGACTGAACGAAGGATAGACAGAACCCATTGCTCTTGTCTTACTCTGTTGTAGTGTTGCTTCTACTGAACTGTCATAGGAGTCCATTATAATGTAGTAGTCGTTGAAAGAAGTATAGTAAGAAGGTGGTGTATCGGTTCTTACGTAAAGGTCAGTGTTGTCTGGATAATAGTCAGACTCTACACGTAAACCTGATTCATCCATGTTGTCTAGGAAATACTCAGGCTCTACAAATTTAACTATTCTATAATCAGGATCATCAACTGTTCCTATATTATATTCAATACGTTTAATTTCTTTAATGCTGTTGTGAATTGTAAAGTGAGTAGGTTTAGTTGAATCACTAAGAACGCCTAACTTGATAAGTTCATCATGTTCAGGAATATACCTAGCAGCAATAATATTGTAGTAAGTATCCTCGACAACAGAGGCTACCTGTTGAGCTTCTACACTATCAGAAATAGTATTAACATTCTCTGAATCCATGTCAGACAGTATAGATTGAACAATTTCTAAGAGTGTCGTTTTCATTAGACTGGTAACCCTTTTACTGTCCAAAAGATAGACGCATAGCTGACATTACTAGCACTGTTAATCTTTGAGTATATTTCTAAATAGTCATTAGTAGATAATGTGCTATTTCCAAGTAATGAAACGGAACCCCAAGTACCTGAACTAATTGTTCTAATAACGTGAGCACCTAAAAGACCAGCACCATTTTTGTAGATTATCCACTCTACGTCTTTATTTGTACCTGTAGACTGTGAAGTAGATATAGAAATATGGATATTAACTGAAATGTCTTCAGTTCCTGTGTACGTCAACCTAGCATTAGGTGAGTTCGTAACTGTAAAACCATTAAGTGTCGAGGTACTTAGGGTAGGATTAATAACTGTAAAACCAGTTGTGGCTGAATGAACATAGGCTGGTGTGGTAGCATCGAAGTCTAAATACACATCTGCATTTGAATGTGCTTTTTTCCAAGTTCCTGAACCCGATCCATTAGACACATATACCTTCCCTGAAGATGCAGAGGCTACACCCTTAGGTTCGTGTAGGTAAGGATCAGTTAGAGATGAGTGATTTACATTAGCCATTAGGAACCCCTGACAGTGTTAAAGATATTATAAACTAAAAGATATCTTTTGTCAACAAAAAAGTGAAGGGTACCCCTTTGAAGGGATACCCTAAGATCATTATACAGCAGGATCGGTTACGATTGTAACGATACCTTCTGGACGGTACTTCTTGACACCGTAACGAGCAGTGGTTACATACTCGTGACGTTGGTAGTCTTTGTTGTACTCGTAGTCAACTTCTGGTTCTTGACGCCATGCACCTACGAATGGGTTCGCATCACCTTCAGTTGAGAAGAACAAGTTAGCAACACCGTTGTCAGTGCCGAAGTTGTTTGTTGTTGAACCATCACGTTCTGCAAGTGCTGAGTCAGAGACATCAGACTTCAAGAAGTTAGATGTGTATACGTCAAAGCCGTAGACGTTAGCTACGAAACGCATACCAGTTGCGATACCATCACGAACAATACCTTCAAACATTGGGTTGTTAGCAACACCAACGATGTTAGTCAATGTGTTCAGTTGGAACTCAACTGATGGGTCAACAATAGCAACTAGACCACGATCAGGTACAGAGGACTTCTTCAATGCGTAACGTGCATATGCGAAGTCAGCTAGTTCTAGCTTACCACCGTTACCACCTGAAATACGGTGTGCAATACCGTCTTGTGCTTCAGCTGAGTTAGCTGTAACACCTACTTCAGGTGCAGCAAAAGTTGTTGACTCGAAGTGCTCCATGATCGCACGACCTTGTTCTGGAACAAAACGTGCTTCAAGTTGTGCACTGTAGAAAGAGTCTTGTGATGCTGCTTTCGTGATGTAAGTTGCAGATGACAAATACTTGTCAATCGCAAACGTGAAGTTCGCAGTTGACAATGCATCATATGTGATAGCTGTGTCATCTGTGTAGTCACGTGTTTGGATCGCACCGATTTGTGGAATGTTAAAAGTATCCCCATCAGGGAAACCTTCTAGCATACGCACGTAGTTCTGTGCCATCATTTCGTCACGTAGTAGTTCCTTTAGTTCTGATGACCAAAGTTCACTACGGACTAAGTTAGTGCTTACTGCACTGTCGTTCATACCAGCCATTGCTAGTCTCCTTAGTTACCGAACCTATCACCCAGCCGTAGCTTGTCCTGCATCATTTGCTGTTGGACTTTAGGTGAATAGTATTGTTTTGAATTTTGCCGACGAAGATTCTGGTAGTAGTTCCAGTCACGTTCATTCGACTGTTGCATGTTGACACCTTCGGTTCGTACAGAACCTTGAACCATAGGGCTAAAGGTTTTCTGTGGTTCACCGATAAGAGCAAAGAATGCTGTGGGCGATTCGGCTGCAATATCACGTAGACGATCTATTGTCATACCTAGTGCTTCGGCTTTCTCTTGGACTTTAGCAGCAGCTTCCGTACCAAAAGACTTCTCTAACTCTTGATCTACTTGTGTCAGGTTCTGTTTAATGACAGCATCCTGTTCACGTTTGACCAGTGTTTTTTCAACAAGGCTTTCCAAATCGTTCTCACTAAGACTTGCAGTGGTGTCCTGTGTCTCTGTGCTACCATTATTGTTGGGCGTTGCAGGTTGTGCTGTGGTAGTTTCAGCAGCCTTGTTCTGCAACTGTTCAAGAATCTGGGCCTGATAATCTTGCTTCTGCATATCCTCTCGCATAGTGGCTAGTTGCTCTTCAAGAGTTTTGATATAGCCATCTGCTTCGAGTTTACCTTTGGCAAGGACTTCAGGGTCTTTCCAGTTCTCTCCCTTTGCCTCTACGAGTTTCTGCAAAAAAGATTCCTGTGGTGCGGTTTCTTGTTGCGTCTGCTCTGTTACCTGCTCAGTCTGTGCGGTTGCAGCACTGTCAGTAAATACCATAATTTATTCCTTATTGTCTAAGTTGATAATATCTAGCACTTGGTTTAGTGCTCTGTTGTAGCCGATACGATCAGCCTGTTTGTACGCCCATGACGGACTGTCATAGTCAGCCGACGATGGGGATTCTTTGAGTAGAGACTCAAGAATTACTTCAAGACGAAGAAGACTTTCACGGTTTGACAGGAGAGTTTGACGTACACTCTCCTTGTCTTCTTTCGTCTTACATTGTTTGAACCAGTGAGATTTCATTTATTTCTTTTTAGGAGATTTCATTGTTTTGGTAGGTTCTTTCTTCTTAGTACCCTTACCGTATGTTGTCTTTTTTCCCATCTTATATGGCATATCAGAGTCCTTTCTCCATTGCTATTTGTTGCTCTTCTTGGAACTGAACTTCAGCTTCAGTTGCAATTCGTTGTGTTTCTAGTTGTTCTGTTATTGTGATATTCTCAGCGAACAGCTTAGGCTCACCTAGTTCATCAGCTAGAAGACGAGCAAACTCTTTACCTGACAAGTGAGCCGCCATGGTTGGGTCTGACAACTTCAACTGATATAGTTGTGTCAAGTTCTGAACACGGTTAGCACGTTCTGCGTAGTGACGAGCACCCATAGGAACGATCTTACCGTTAGCCATAATATCTTCTTTGGTAATCTGTTCGAAGAAATACAATCCTGTATCATCATTCAGGACACGAACTGTGTCCGCATAGTCCATGTTACGACGAGATGCTTCGAGCATAGCGTTAAGGATTGGCTCTAGGAACACACGTTCAAAGTGTGCTGTTTTGTGTTGGAAGATACGACCAGCTGCTGTCATCAACTGTTGTACTTCAAATGCTGTCTTCTCACCTGCACTACGTATACCCATAGCCTCACGAGGAGCACCTGCAAGCATTTCCATTTTGTTCTCTAGGGTTTGAATCTGGAAGTCAGCATTCAAGGCTGTAGCATCAGGGGCTAGGTACCCTACGTCACCCTCTTCACCCATGTATATACGTGCGGCAGGTTCGAAGTCGAAGTCCTCTACGTCACCTCTGATCTTAATAATCGGGTAGGCAATCTGATCGAAGACATCAGCCTTTAGGTTCTCTAGGTGGTCAATGCGGTACTGCATACCGACAAGATTATCTAGTGGCCCCATTGCGTATAGGTTGTCAGGACGTTCTCTCCAACCAGCATGGAAGATAGAAGCCTTACCTAACCAACTAGGATTCTGTTCGTTCATCAAGACATAAGAACGATCAACGACTGTTATGATACGGTTCTTATGGAACTCACCGTTCTCTGAGTCGTAGATGTCACCGTAGAAGGTTAGAAGTTCTACGTAGTTAGACTCGTAGTATTCTGACAGAGTTGCAAAGCCATCAGCTATGAATGCCTGAGACTTGGCAACATCTATGTCTTGACCTGACATGGCTGAACGGTTAGCCATCATTTTGTCAAGGATACTCTTCATATAGTTGTTGTCAACTGTCTCTTCTACCTTTCGAGCAACTTCCCCTAGGGTTAGAATAGAACGAACAACTTTAGGGCTATCTCCGAAACTTGGGGCAAGTGGGTTGAAACAGATGTCAAAGGGGCTGATACGGACAAGTTTAGGTCCAATGTAGTTGACAATACGTTCTCCATCGTCGTACTCAGTGTAATCTCTGGAGAAGTCAACTGTTGCGAAACAGTTACCGTACTGGATGTAGTCATTGATTAATTTACTCACTGTGTTTTCAAAGTCAGACTGACGGATTTTATTCTCCATGTAAGCCTGAATGACATCACGTTTATTTTTTAAATCTGAGTCTTCATCGTGTGCTTGGAACTTGAACCATCTTTGCTGGGGGAACAAAGCTGAGAAATAGTTAGCGTGTAGGTTATCAGCTATCTGTGTTAGCTTAGGTGTGGTTGTGCTGTTAGTCCACGGTAGTTTACTATTAGATGTTGTACGAGTATCCGTTGCGTAGATATAGTTACGCAGTTCTTTCCACTCTTCTATCTTGGTACGACGAGCATTATTCCACGAAGTCCAACGATCTGTGATGTCAGTTGCGAGAGCATGAGGATCAATGAAATGATCTATGTCAATAGTTGTTCCAGCCATTAAAAGGAAACTCCACCAAATCTTTTGTTAAACTGCACTACATTATCTTTTTGTTTACGTACTGCACGTGCAGGTTTGACAGCCATGTCTACAACTGAGGCTAGGGCATCAATCACATCGTCATGCGGAGGGTTACGTGACGATAGTTCTTCTTCGAGTATTTGAGTATTACCCCCACGGTAGTGCCAGATACTCAGGTTATCATATCTAGGTTCTAAGACAGAAGATATACGTTCCTGTTTATTACCTTGACTTTTGTTAGGTCTGAACTCGTCGATGCTTATGGTAAGTCCATGTTGCTTGATAAGTTCTTTAAGCTGTTTGACGATAGCCATCTGTGCGACAGTTGTTTCAGCTCTGAGTTTTCTGAATGACCACTTGTTTGATAGGTGAAGGATGTGTTCGAAGTACTCAGAGATTCTGTCAGTCCTGAATCTATCGATGTCCAAGACGTAGATGTTGTTGTCTGCATCTATACCTACCACGACAATAGCTGTGTAATCAGCACGTTTACCCAGACTAAAAGCAAAATCCACCGCAGCGAAGACGTTGAGTCTATTATCTTTGTAGTAAAGGTATCCGTTTTCTTCACGAATGTGTTTTCTTTCATAGTACTGAAACTTTTCAGAACCTACAGGTACATTGTCAGGATCGGATGGATCGTTGTAGTACTGTGCTCTGAACTGTCCTTTGTCTAGGTACTGACCACGTTTCTTGGCTAAGATTTTCATATCGAAGCCGAACCACTTACCGTCCTTACGTTGGGTACGAGGCCAGAGGAACTCGCCTGTTCCATCACCTAAATCTTCTACTGGCTTCTCAAATATTTCGTAGATATTCTCTTCGCCAACCTTCTGCCCTCTCTCGTCGTACTGATCCTCGACCATCTGAAGAAGATCGTTGTAGAGATCGGCAGGATGATAACGAGTACCTACGACCCACTCTTTAGCTTCAGCACCTTCGATAGACGAGAGAAGAGAGTATTGACTTTTAACTTTATTGCGTCCTTCGCCTGTGTAAGCATTTTCGTACACAACGACATCATCCAAGACAGCAATATCACAGTGAAGTCCTGTAAGTGACGTAGTAAGGCCACCAGTGAAGACCGAAGGGTCTCTAACATTTTCTTTCCTCCGTAGTGGATGATCTAACATGATCTCTGAGTTAGTCCACCGTGTGCGTTTACCTTCATCAGCATGTACGTGTTCAGGCCAGTACCTACGGTAAGTATCAGAGGTAAGGATTCCTTTGATAAACCCTAGTTGTTTTTCAGCTAGATTAGCTGTAGCTGATATGTATAGTATACGAAGAGTTGGGTTCTTTGTCAACTCCCAAGCTACACGATAGGCTATTAATCTTGACTTGCCGTGATCACGAGGGAAGAGTAGCAACTGGTGAGACTTAGAGTCTTCCCTTGTCCACCAGTTACATACATCCTCATGGCATTGCCCTAGAACTTGTTCTGGAGACACCAGCTTAATAAAGGTGACTAAGTCACTCTCAGCTGCTGTACGGATTTGTTCTAGGGTTGCCATTTTTACCTTTTACTTTAAAGAAGAACTTTAAGCAGCACTCTCTAAGTCTTCTTCTGGTTCTTTGTTTAGTTCATGTTTTAAACGAACTATAAATGCTTCACGACCTACTTGCAGTTGTGTAAGATTAAACTCTGTCGATGCAATCTTTTGGTCTAGAGAACCGATATGATTGATACAGGCTTTAGCTTCGTTTGTAAGTTGATCTTCTGTGTATTCTACATCGTCAATCGTGATGGTCTTTTTTTCTTCAACCATTTGATTTCCTTTCTA